AACTTTGCACTGCAAACGCGAAAGACCGCAGCACAAGGAGAGATGCCGGAGTGGTCGATCGGGGCGGTCTCGAAAACCGTTGTGCCCTTACGGGCACCCAGGGTTCGAATCCCTGTCTCTCCGCAATGTCATTGATTAAAAATGATAGATAAAAAGCATTTAGCCAATCGGTTAAGTGCTTTTTCTTTTATTCGTGGATTTGGTATGACCACGGAAATGTCCACGATTGCCCCTATTTTTAACACAAATTGCCCGACTTTCGCCGGGCAATGTTCATTGTTCCACCTTGCGGTGGCTTTCGCAACAATGATGTTGCAAAGATAGTCAATTTTTGGTAAAAATACGCCTTAAACCTGATAAAATTGTTTTTATCCAATTGATTATTGGTTGACGTTTCAGGTAAAGAAGAATTATTGCCGCAATCGCCGCCACCCCAATCACAACAAACCACGGCTTGATTGGTGTGGTTGTCGCTTTGGTGGTTTCGGTGTTTTCCTTTTGCAATGCACTTGCATTGCTTTTGGATTCATTTTGGTCTTGGCTTTCCCGGCTCTCCCCTTTTTCGGTGACATTAGATTCAATCACCATTTGTCTTATACTCTTGACCACACCATTAATATTTCCGACCGTGGACAATGTAATGGTTGATTTGTGGTGGGTTGCCGTTCCTGTCGTGGTCGTTTCAGGCTGACCACGATTTCTTGCCGAATCGGATTCTTGCGCAACATCCGGTGTTGTGTCAAACACGATTTCGGTGATGGTGACTTTGCCCGTGATGGTCTTTGTTGTGTCAACAACCTTTTCCACGCTGCTTTCTGATTTGGCATTGGCGGTGGATTGCTCCACCACCGTTGCCGTTGACACCGATTCAACGTGTTTCTTGGTTGTTGCGCACCCGAAAAGAAGCATCAGGCACACCACCAATTGAAGATGTAAGAATAAACGTTTCATCGCTTAGAGTTTTTGAAGTGCTTTCAGGCGGTTTAACCAACCGTTCAAAAAGCGTTGTTTGGTGTACTTCATTTTTTCGGTGGTGGTGGCTTTGCGCCCAATCTTCTTTTCGTAAGCTGCAACACTATTGGCGGCGACTTCACGGAAATGTTTTTCACGCGCCTTGACCAACGCATCAAACAATTGGTCGGGGTCTGCGAAATTCACCGCCATCAAGGTCTTATTGCCAACGATGCCATCAGCTTGCACACCAAGAAGTGCTTGCGGGCGTTTGATGCCTGTTGCCCCACTTGCCCACACCCAATCCACCAAGATGTTTGCAATCTTTTGTGATTGGATTTGGTCGGCTTTCCACCTATCCCAAAAATGTGGTTTAAGAACACGGGTTAAGACATCGTTGTCCGACAACAATTTGAGGTCGGCAACATCAATGTCACCATCACCATCTTTGTCATAACCAACTTGTTTCCAAGTTCCGATTGTGACCCCTTTGTTGGTTGCGCCACCGCTGTCGGCGGGGTCGTCAACAAATCCACCCTCACGTTGAAGAATGAATGGGAAAAGGATATTCACATTTGCCATCGCTATTCGTTTTTAGTTGGTTCGTGGGTGTCGGGTGTGCTGCTTTCGCTGTTCTTCTTCAATTCGGACAAGTCAACATCAAAGTGACGTTCCGTTTTGTCAATCATAATGCGTTGAGCGATTGTTGCCCAACGCGCATCATTGCAAGACGATTCATTTTCAAGCATTGACCAAATTTGCCAAAAACAAACGGCACCGGATATGATGTTGGGTAACATCATATTGATGTCGGGGAAAATGTAAACATCAATCAGGAACGCAAGAACAATGATTGCATACACTTTTAGCATAGTGATAAACACACGCCCGGCATAATGACTTTTGAACTTTCCATCATTTGCACCGGGGTATTTCTTTTTGACGCGCCGTGACAAAGACCATGCCGTGTAACAATCCATCAGCACCGCAAGTGTGCAAATGGCAATGAACGGAACGGTTGGTTGCAGCATTGCCACACAACCGCCCGCCACACCAACAAGTGCTTTGCCAAAGTCGTACAAATATGATTGGATATGTTGTGTCATTTCAAGTGAAATAAAAACACTTGCCGTTCTTGACAATGATAGTGTCCATGGGATAAACTTTAAGCGGACGTTTCCCATCGGCTTCACGTTTCTTGTTTATTTCAGGCAAATTTGCTTCGGCTTGTCTGACTTGCCCAATCAAATTGTCTGACCCGGTGAAACAAGAACGGCGTTCACCAACGGGTAAACCGTTTTCATCTTTCACAAAATAATCTTCTTCATCATCGGGTTCTTCGTTGAATGTTGCAAATATCACTTGCATTTGCATTCGTAACCCGGACGAGTTCTTGCCCGGATATTTTGTGGGTTGAATGATTGTCTTGCTTATAAGTATGCGTTTGCCGAAAAGTTCATCAATTTCGATGCCCTTGCCAATAATGGCTTCGGATTCAACGCCCATCACACTAAATTTTGCCATTGTCTTAAAGGTAAATGTTCATTAGTAATTTGTTAATTCATCGTCAATTTCTTCGGTGAATTGAAGAAATTCTTTGTATTCGTCCACTGCGGTTTCGTCAACCTTAACACCAAGGACGTGTTTGTTGTAGGAATTGACCATGTCAAATTCCGCGGTTTCGTCCACAACTGAACGAATCAACGCTTTCTTCAAAGCTGCTTTGGTGGGTTGTGACCAAACGCGGACTTCATAACACTTCCAACCGATTTGTTCTTCTTCCTCTTTGCCAATGGGAACATCCATTTCGGGTTCGATGTTGACGCGGAACAGATAAGAACCATCGTTATCGCGTTCAAGCGGAATGGGTTGCCCGTGCGCCATGTCGTAATGCGCATTTGGGGCGATTGAAGCTAATCTCATAAGGCATCAATGTTTTTAATTTGTTTATTAAGTGAATTGAATTACAATATTTACACCATCCCCACCAACTGCAAATCTGTTGACGATATTGTTCTTTTGTCAACGGTGTTTTGCGCTTGTTCAAGTTCGCCACCCGGCGGCAAAGTTTTTGTTTGATGGATTTGCGTAATTTTGTATGGGTGTGACGAAAGACATAACCCAAGAAGTCAATGCCGCGTGAATCAACCGGGAACACTTGATAATTGTGTTTTACTTTCAACTTCAATCCGGATAAATACGCCCGAATTTCGTGCAAAAGTTGGTGCAATTCATCTTTATTGTCGGATAATATGACAATATCATCGGCATATCGCCAATAATACTTCACGCGCTTTTCCTCTTTTAACCAATGGTCAAAGTATGCCAAAAACAAGTTTGCAAAGTATTGTGACAAATAGTTGCCGATTGGCACACCATCGGGGGTGCTGTCAATGATTTCGTCAAGTACCGCCAACAATCGTTTGTCTTTGAGTTTCCGCCGCACAACCATTTTCAAACATTCGTGGTTAATTGACGGATAAAACTTGCGTATGTCAATTTTAAGACAATATTTCGTTCCGGCTGCATCTTTTTTCAATGCACGTTTCACCGACTTTGCACAAGCGTGGATTCCACGGTTCTTGATACACGAATAAGTGTCTTTTGTGAACACACCCACCCAAATGGGTTCAAGTACGTTCATAATGGCATGATGCAAGATTCTATCGGGAAAATATGGCAACCGATAAATCCGGCGTTCTTTGGGTTCAAATATCGTAAAAATGTGATATGGTGAAGTTTTGAACGTTCCATTCTTTAATTGTTCGTGCAACGCCTGAATGTGCGCTTCACGGGCTTTGTCGTGCATCTGCACACCGTATGTGCGCAACTTACCTTTGCGGGCTTTTTCGTCCGCAAGGCGTAAGTTTTCAAGGCTTATCACACGTTCAAATATGTTGTTTATTCTTTTCAAGTTTTTGTTTGCTTGATTAATAGGATTCTTCGGGGTTGCCCCTACCAAAACCGTTCAACGTTGTTTATTTTTTGCCGTTGGGTTGCCCCAACTCATTCGACACACAATGTGTCGTTTTTGTGGCAAGGCTTCCGATATGCAACTATATTTTTACAAGCATAGCTGAGAACCGATATTCGCATTCGTATTCGTCGGCGTATTATTCGTATTCGCATACACGAACCCTGCATTCGTGCCATTATTCGCATTACCGCTGAACAAAACACCGCGACATCGGACGACCTTATTTTGTTAGTTCAAAACTTCGATTTGGAATTTCGATTTGGGCTTACGCCTGTTTCGATTTGGCGCGGCTACGCCGCTTCGATTGGGAAAAAGCAAAGCCGAGAACCGAAATACGCATGCGAAGTCGTCGGCGCAGAATACGTATACGCAGACACGAACCCCGCAGACGAGCCATAATTCGCAGCACCGCCGAACAAAACACCGCGCGTTGAAGTACCGCTTGACGGAATGTTAGTGTAAAAATAATCACATAGGTATGTTGTTGAACCACCGCCAATGCTTAATGGCATGATTTCGCCATACTCACCCATGATTAATTCTTTCACGTAACCATTTGAACGGGGCAAGTTGCCGCGCAACTGATAGTTTGCCGAAATGGTGCTTGCAAAGTTCGTTGGGTCGTCACAAACGTAAAATTCAGACAAACCACCGCTTGTTTCACTCTGAATGTTGCACAAGCAACCATCCGTCCACTTCCAAATGTGTCCAAACGGATTTGTAACACCACGATATGATGGCACGTAAACCACCAATCCGGAATTGTTGTTGTATGATTCCGGCATTGTGAACGCCACAACGCCCGTTTTGTTACCAAGTGATAAGGTATAACCACAAGGAATGAATGGGTTGTAAGCGTTAAAATTACTCCACGCGGTTGAATTAAGCGTTGTTACGCCATCACCAAGTCCACCTTGGTGATAACCCTCCGATGTTAAGGCGGTGTTCACGGCGGCTTGGCTGTTAAATGTGCAATATTCAATTGCAAAGAACCACCACAATTTCTTGTGTGTCTGATACAAGTTGCAATTCCACGAAACCGAACCACGTTTGCGGGCATACGTGCGGAAATCGGTTAATGATATACTTGTTGCCGGGCATCCAAGCAAAGTGTGGTCGGTGTCGTCATAGGCGGTGTTATTGTTGCCACCACGATAATCGGCATCGGTGTTTACCACCGCGCAAAGTGTCTTGGTGGAACGCTGCACACACGCTTCATCGGCGGAAACATAATCTTTCTTGAAAAGAATGAATCCGGGCAACGCACGGTCGGACATCAATGCGCGGCGGGTGTTGCCATCCATTTCAAAACGGAAATAGCCATCAGGCAATTCAACCATGAATTGTCCATCGGCACCCGTAAGGTCGGCGGCTGCACCATTGTCACGCTTCGATGAATCATTGGCGTGTAAGTAGTAATTGACACTGCCATCATCTTTCAAAAGGCAACGGCGCATCTTTGATTGCACGGGCAATGACTTGTGCAACTCTGCCTTTCCGACACGTGTTGGTGTCGGATTGGACACGGTGACATCCCATTCGATGCCATAATAATAATCGTAAGCAAACGCGGGTTGCGTGTTGCCAACTCCAATTAAAAGACCCATATTAGTAGCCCCATTTTAAGTTGATGTTTGCCAACGATGTTGGCTTGATTGACTTCACGATTTCGGGATTCCATCCACAATCAAATTGCGTTTCGATGTAATCACCATCAGGCATTCCCGCAAGCTGCACCGATAAGGTAACGGCGGCAATGCCATCGTTTTTGATGTTGAAGCATTGACCATCCGGCAATTTGAAGCCATCATCAGTCAACGCAATCACACCCATTTTTGCGATTTGGGCGGAAACTTGTTCGCCCGACCTTGTTGTGTCCATAACTTCTTCTTATTATGAATTTGATTGCAAAATTATGAAAATTTGTCGTACTATAATACAAATGAAAATAACGTGTTAGTAACTTTATCAGGAACACCCGGCGTTCCTGACAAAGTTTTTCATTGCATTCGTACTTTACACATCATCGAATCAGGGGGTTAGAATCAACGCCCCGGTGCTTGTGTCGCGTGATACGGTGTACCACGTTTCACCCGTTCCATTGGGCAATTTTATCTTCATCACTCCATTGTTGAAGTGAATCCCCACTTTCCCGGCTTCGACTTTGTGGTTTAATAAGCTGCTTTCGATAACCGTTTCAACATATTGGCTTGAACTGCATCCGACTGCATTGCCATTGGCAAAATACAATGATTTGCGAATGTCCGCCGTTGCTTTACACTCTCCAAATGTCGCCTTTGCGGTGATTGACATCGAACCGCCCGAATAAAAATAAGGTGAATTGGTCGTCAAAACCACCGTAATTATATGTTGTCCTTTGGATATTGCTTGACTGAACGTGAAATCTTGTTTAGCCGTTGGGAAACCGCCACCGATTTGAACGTAATTGATTGTCACACTTCCAAGTTCAATGTTGCCATCAAGCAACACTTTCAATGTTGCACTTGGGCTTTTGGAAATTTGCGTTGTTCCGGTGTTGTTTGTTCCCGTGTTGACCGTTCCGGACAACTGCAAGGTGAACGAACCATCGAAATTGCCTTCATTTTCAAAACTGAACGATTTTGAACTTGCGGTGTTCGTTGCCGTTTGGTTGCTTGTGGTAAAGTTGAATGTTTTATCCACATTTGTCGGTTGAACCGTCACATTTGCGCCACCAAACAATTCGGCATCCGTTACGGTTTTCCCCGCAATCTGAATACTTGCCGAATCATCATCATCGTAAACCGTCATTGCGTTTTCTTGTGAGCTGATATGCACACGCCGCCCACTTTCGGCTGTTTTAAGGTCGCGAACACCAAGATTTTCAATGTAAGCAAATTCCGCAAGAAGCAATTCGGTTGCCACGCTTTCAAACGATGCACCAAACGGATTCCACTTTGAAGTGTCCGTTGGCAACGTTCCGGCGGTGATTGTTCCGGCGGTGATTTGGGCAATGAAGTATGCACCATCGGTGTATTTGACGCAATCCAATCGGTTTTCCGTACCATAATACGTTTTTTCCGCCGACCAATCGCCACGGAATACCATCACGGGGCTTTTGCCCGCTGCACCTGTGTCACCCTTTTCGCCACTGACACGAACCGGGGTTGTCCAATCAGACAACAACGAATCGTCCGTGCCGGAAATCTTGGCACACGTCATCCAAAGGTAATAACCGACACTAACCGTTGGCATTTCGGTTGTCCAATCATCACCGGGGTTGCGGCTGCTTGTATCAATGTCGGGTGCCTTGGTGGTTGACCCGCTTTTGTTGTAACGAAATTCGTAATAATCGCCATTTTGTCCGGCATCACCTGTGGCACCTGTCTTGCCATCTTCGGGCAAGTAGTTCCAAAGAACGGGCGTTGAGAATGCACCCCACTTGCCATCAACCTTTGTTCGTTTAGATTCATATTGATAACGATATGTTGTTGACACATCTTGTGGGTTATCAGTCCAATTAGGTTTGAACACTTCCCAATAAAATGTGTTGACAAGATAGGTTTCAAGACCATTCGCCAACGTGGTTTTCGTTACGGGCACAACCGAAACCCCATCTTTCTTTGCCGCATACACCTTGCCGTTTTCACCACGCGCAAGTTGCCCGGTGTTGTAGGTCGTTTCCGAATCATAATCAGCAACAACGATGTCCGGCACGTAATCATCAACGTAAGCATCCGACACGGGCGTGGTGGGTGTTTCCTTAATCTTCATCAACAAGTAAATATATTCTTCACTTGCGTTGTCGGTCAAGAATTGCTTTGGCGTTGACCATGATGCAACCTTGCCATCGGCGGCAACCGTACCAAAGGAAATCCAACAATCATCGGTGTCAATGATACGGAAATAACCACAATCATTGTATGATGAAGTTGAACCATCTTTGGCAAAGGCAATGTCAACAAAGTGTTCGCCCACGGTTGGGATTGATAGATACCACACCGCCGTAACGCCATCACCGGATATGCGTTCCGCAAAATTGGCGGTTCGCGTCAAGCCCTCTGTGTCAAGTTTGCCCATCAAAAGCCAATCAAATTTCGATTCTGACGAAACTTTAGCTTGCACAATGATTTGTTGGTTCGCCTTGGTGGTGGTGAACCGTATGCGTTGCGTTGTGATGCCATTATCTTCGATTGTCGGTGATTTATAAAAGCCATCGGCATCTTGTTCCCAATCGCTATCATCATACGTGATTCCAAACGTTTCTTTGTCGGGGGTGTCCATCCATCCGGTTGGGGTCAAAGCTGTTCCGGTTGGAACGGGTGGTTGCCCAATATAGTAACGATACACCAAACGTGTGCCAACACCGTTGACACCATCCGAACCATTTTCACCCGATATGCGCACGGGCGTTGACCACGGGGTTTTCAACGTATCATCGGCATATATATCCGCCTGAATCATCCACAAATATTCATCGCTTTCAAGACTTGGTGGTTCATCTGTCCAATCACCACCGGGGTCGCGTTCATCGGGATTCCATTCCGGATATTCGGTTGATGAATTATTCTTTTGATATTTGAAATCGGTGTAAGCACCATCGTCACCGCTTGTTCCGGCGGCTGCTTGTAATTGCCAATATCGGTAATTGTCCGGGGCAATACCCGTGCAACGCAATACGCACAAATAAAGCGAATAATGCGTTCCACCATCGGGGTCGTAAATCACCGTGTCGCCGGGATTATACGTATATTTCGCATTGTAAACGCCACGGAAACATGGCAATGGCGATTCATCACCACTTGAACTTTGCACAATTGTTCCTTTCAGGCGTAAAACGCCATCTTGCTTTGAATTGTAGTCAAGTTTGTCACCAAGCACCATGATGTTGGAATCCAAATCAAAGTAACTTACACCGTCTCCGCTGCTTTGAATGCGCCCGGTCTTTATATAACGCCCGTTAATTGTGGTGAAGCCATACGACAAGGACACGGCACGAACATTGGTTTCTTTGTCCACGGAATTAAGAACGCCAACCCAAAAATAATAATAATTGGCATCTTCCGTCACCTTGTGTTGTTCGGCACCGACAACGAAATAACCACCTTGCCCATTGCGTTCACATTTGGCGTAAATATACAACGCATCATCGGTTTCAAATTCCAATGTTGCGTCCGCCATTATCCATGACACGGTGGCATCTTCGTTGATGGTGTAATGTGTCAACACTCCACCCGTAATTGCAAGAACGTTGGGGTCGCCATTGTAATTCGGTTCAAACACGGTGTTCGTTAATCCGAATTGCATTGACTTCGCGCCCACCGATAATGCCAATGTTTCAATTGAATTGGGCTTGATTTTGTCGGTGTAATAGTCGCCCTCCGGGTCAAACACCATGTTCAACAACTCTTGACTTGTACGCCAATTTGCGCGGGCGCGGGCGGGGTCTTTTAGGTCGTTAAACTCCAAGATTTTGTCAATGTCAATCAAATCGGAAATGACACGTGTTGTCACTGACTTGGTAATGGTGTCGGAAATCGTCAAGCTGTAATCGTAAGGGTCAAGAACATTGCGTTGAATCGTTTTAATCTTGACCGCCTTGTCCACATCAATATCTTCATCCTTGATTGGGATATAATCGCCGGGGCTGAATACATTGGTGGTGCTTACATCTGTTCCGAACTTACTTTCCAACCACATCTTTGTCACCGTCAACGAATATTGAACTTTGGGTTGGCAATTTTGGTCATAATACGTGTTGCCCTTTTCCAAAAGTTCCTTTTCGGCTGCTTCATTGATTTCGGCCGGATATGCAATGTCCAACAACTTATATTCGTTTTTCTCGCCAATTTGGAATGCTTCTGACGTGTCTGACGGGAATACATTGCCCCGGTCGTCAGTCAACTTCTTCAAGGTAATTTTGTGGGTGGCGTGGTCGTACTTGTTGATTTCAAATTCGTACCCGGCAAGATTGCCCGTGTTGAAATGGACTTTCGCCGCCGTGCCATCAATCAAATATTTGGTTGTTGCACCATCATCGTCAAGGGCATTGAGGTCAAACAAAGACGTGTCAATAAATTCAAAGATGGTGTCGCCAAGGGCTTCAACCTTGCCCGTGAATGTGGGCTTGATAGAATCAAAGTTCTTTCTTGCTTCAAAAATTCCATAAAGCGACACGGGTTCATCCTTTTCAATGAAAGATTGGCTTTTGCTTTTCTCCGGCAAGCAAAGTCGGTCGGCACGATATTTTGCCGTGATGTTGTCGGTTGAACCATACACTTTCAATCGTGTCACAATGTTTGATGAATCAACGTTGTCGCGGCTCAAATTATACAACCCATTACCCTTGCCAAATTCAAGTTTGATGGGCAATGTTGAACCCTCTTTGCCAACGTTGATGGTGTAAACGCCATCTTCATCTTTGACGATTTCAAAGGTATATTCATCATCACCAAACTTTGTCATTAGCGATTGCAGCACCGAAAGGCAATTATCATCTTCACCGAATGTCAATGTAACATCGGCATCGGTGTCCGGATATGTACCAAGTTTCCATTTGCCGGGAAACACACGATTGGCATTTGACACCAACACGGTCAAGAATCGACCCATGTTGCCCGTTAAGGAATCACCTTGAATGTCTTGCAACTCATTGTTGGTGGTGTCAATGGTAACATCGTATGATGCCCGCAAAAGGTCATATTGCACACCCTCAAATTTCAACGTATATTGAAAATCGTGCATCCCGTTCTTTACGGGTTTCGGCAACTGATTCAAGGTGTAAACACGACCAAACACGGTGATTTGGTCGCCAATGTCATACGATTGGCGGAACGGTGAAGTGACAACGATGTCAACGACATCATCACCATTCAATGTCCAACTTTGTTTTGCGGACGTGATGGTGGAAGCCGTGTGCCTGTTTGCCATCGGCACACGGCTTCCATCACGCTTCGTGATTATAATTTGTTCCATACGATAATGGCATTTGTTTCAAAAGCTGTGATTTCGTCAATGCACCCGGTTACAACGGGGAAATATTCGCCATTGCTTGCATACTCGTGGCTAATCTCCACATCATCACCGGATATGTCGTAATCAACCGACCCATCACCCCAATAAATGTTCACGTACTTTCTTGTTGTGATTTTGATGTTGCAAGTCTGTGAAGAAGAATCCACCACCATGTGTTTCAACACACGTTTCACGGGTTCGGGTTCTATCAACTTCAACTTGAACGTTCCGACCATCAATTCATCCGACCATTCCTTGGTGATTTCGATTGCATCTTGGCAATATGTTTCGTAAATCAAAGGTTTCACCGGGTGAACGTCAATGACCAAACGTTGCGTTCCTTGCTTATCAAACAACTTTTCAAAGTTCGATATTTGGGTGATAAATTCAATCTTTGATTGCGCCTTGACAAAGCATGACAAGGTGATTTCACGGCTTTCGTAAAACTTGTGCATCAGGTCAACGGATTCACCGTGGTAATTATCCCAAGAAATGCTTGTGATGGATTTCAACTTGGGGCGGTTTAATATGCCCTCTGACCCCGAAACGTAAACGCCATAATCTTTGAAGTTCAATCCATCAACGTAATATTCCAACGTTTTGGCGGCTGATAATTCTTCAATCAATTCTGCTTGTTTCAAGGCTGTGTCGTAAATCTTGACATCATCAAGCAAACCAAGCCCGTATTCACAGGCATAACAATCTTGGTTCAAGGAAATGCCCGTTGGTGTGCCATCGTGGTAAATTGTTTTTACCAACGTTGAATTAATATAAATGGAATAACTTGTTCCACTCTTGACCAACGCAAGCGAATACCATGAACCGGGCGTTGCTCCGAATGAATATTCTTCGTAATTCTCCAACCCATCAAAGTTGATTATCCATATCAACTTGGTTGGTGAACCACATTCGATTTGTCCGGGTTGCACCCACGCAACAATGGTGAAGTCTGAACCAAGCGACACAACCGATTTTGCGACTTGGCACGTGTCATTGCCCGAAAAAGAAATGGCATTGCCATTCTTTCCGGCGACAAATTGCGCACCATCCACAACGCCATCGGCACGGCTTTGTGAATAATCGTATGCCGTTGTTGCGCCATTGCTTTCATCAAACGGCATTTGGAATATTATGTTTTTGGTGTCCATAATGTTCAATATGATGTTTTTACTTTTTCCCGGATTTTGATTTGTGCATCGTCAAACGTTTCGTGGGTGACGAACCCACCATATATGTTCACACATACTTTTGCCCGGTCGTATGCGTGAACAACGATTTGTGCTTCATCAAAGACATCAACCATGACAAAGGCATTGTCTTTGGCAACAATTTCAATTTCTGACGTATGTTTGGCAAATACTTCACTTACGTTGAACCCATCGGTTGTCACCTTGCCAAAGGTTGCCCCCAACGCCACGCATTTGGGCTTATTTTCCACGGAAATGTCCGCATCGACAAACACACCCATTTGGGGCGCAACGTCCGCGAAATTGGCTAAAATGAAGTTGTTTGACGGGTAATTATTTGCCAAACAAAAGTCAATGCCTTTCAAATACATTTCAACCATCGCTTTCTTATCTTCAAGCGATTTCAATTTGTCGTGCCATTCACGGCAAATGCCTTTGGTTTTTGCATCCTTGGCAAGCTGCTTTGATAGTTTTTTATTTTCCATATTAAACAAGTCCTTGACCACGCAAAGAATCGTTGCTTTCCAATATCGTAATGATTTGGTCTATCTTTGCAAGGTGTTTATTATAAGAAGTATTTGTCGCAATGGTGTTCAACACCAAAAGTTGTTGACGCAACACATCTTTCATCTCAATTTGGTTGATTCTGATTGCGTTCATTTGTCCGGCAACTATTGACGCAGTTTCTTCCGACACGCCCTTGACCGCTCCGGTTAAAGAATCATCGGAATCATCGGTTAAGTCCTCGAACAAATCTTTGTACACGTCCAACGCTTCATTGAAGTTGTTGGCGGCGGCTTGAACCTTTTCTTTGAATGATGCAATTTGGGCATCGGACAACCCCGTGAAAATGAAGTCGTCGCCATCCCAATAACCCATTTGGCTTTCAAGGCTGTCAAGCGCACCTTGAAGTTGTTGTTCCAAGAACTTCTTCTTCAACTGATTCACAATGGCATTTTGCAACACTTCATTGACCGTGGTTTCAAACGCGGTGGCGGCATCTTCACCATTTTTGAACGCTTCAACCAAGGCATCACCAAGTGTTCCGGCAAAATCGGTTGCATTGGTCTGCAAGATGTCTTGCGAAATATCGGAATACATATCTTCAATTTGCCTTGCTAATTCGGCATATTGTTCTTTGTATTCTTCAACCTTGTCGGAATCGGTCTTTTTCTTGCTTTCTTCTGCTTCCCACATCGCTTTCAAATGGGCTTGTTGCTGCTCCATGTTGGCGATTGCGGCTTTTTCATTCTTGTAAACTTCCGTTCCCAACGCATTGTCAATTGCCCATGACAATTGGTTGTATGCGTTTTGAAGTTCGGTTATTTCCTTTTGGTGTTTTTTGATAGACTTGTTTGCTTTTCTGTCACGGGAATTGAACAAGTCAAACACGCTTGAAAAGATGCTAATTGAACCCTGAATGATTGACAACGGATTGGCGGACGCAATGCCGGACGCAAGTTGGCTTGCACCATCCATGATGTTTCCCAAATCACCAAGAATTTGGCTTGTTTCTTCATCGGCGGTGAATCCCATCGTTTCAAGACCGGACACAACCGCATCAAAAGAACCTTTCACCAAATCAATTGAACTTGCCGTGGCGTTAAATAACGCGGTCAACGACTTCTTTTTGGCGGCATCGTCCGCCGCTTTCTTGTAATCGCTGATTGACGAAATAAGGGCTTTGAATGGGTTGCGCTCTTGGATTTCACCTTTGATTTCCTGAATCTTCTTTTTCAGGGTTTCAAGGTCTTTGGGGTCAAAATTAATACCAAGGTAAACACCATCAAGGTCGTTAAGTTTCTTGATTAGTTCTTCCAACTTGCTTGTGGCAACTTCATCAAGGTCGCCAAACATCAACGACCAATCCGGTGATGCTTGCAACATTTCAAGGGCAAATTTCGACAATGCTTCATTTTGCGCTTTGTCCAAAGCTGCAACCATTTCGGTGTTGCCCTGTTCTTGCGCAATCTGACGTTTCTTTTCGTATTCGTCAATTATGGCTTGTTTGCGTTGTTCAAACGTGCCATATTCCGCCAACATTGCATCATAATCGGCATTACCCGACCCGCTTGTGTCCTCTGCATATTTCCTTTTGCGATTGGCGATTGCTGCATCAATCGCATCTATTTCCGCTTGCGTGGTGGCATTGGCACGTGCCTTGGTTAACAACTCAATGTCCTTGTTGAATTGTTCTTCAAGTGCTTTGCGTTGCTCCACATAACCCGCATATTCGTCAAGCAAACTTTTCGTTTGTTCTGCAACTTGCTTGGTTG